AATAATTCGACCCAATGATAATTGGATAGCAGGGCCTACACCCGGGAGTAATTCATTGTGGAATGCAAGGTTCAAAGATGGAATTGATAACGATGTTGGCATTGCTGGAACTGCTTCACCAACTGCTGTTGAAAGCATCCAGCCAAGTGCATTACCGGCTAGAGGAATAACCATACGAGGATCTCCATAGGTTGGATCCTTGTAGATAAATCCTTGGCTTGGGTCATTCCAGTTCTGACCAGTCCATTCGTAAATGACACCAGTCTCTGGATGAGTCAAGAATTCGAAAGCATTAGCAGCCTTGTAAGTACGAGCCTTGCCTTGTAGGCGGAAGGTATTGGCTACATCTGTGCCAATTAACTTACTCCATGTAGCAATGGTGTTACCCCACGCTGCTGCGAATGGAGCCACTAAACGAGCTGCAACTGCATACTGCTTCTGTCGCATTGCATCGTAATAAAGTTTTTGTAGTTTGTTAGCAGCAAAGTTATTTGCGATTGTATGCATATCATCGGCAGCAAGTCCTCGATCATCGAGTGTCTTGATTGCCTCACGCATACGAACCAATGCTGGGTTTTCAAACCCTGCCTTAAGTCCAAAGACTTTAATGGCACGAAGTTCCTTCTCTGCGATAGCAAGGATCTTGGTCGCCTCATCCTTAGTCATAAGGTTTAGGTTCTCTGCAACACCGTTCCAGTATTGCTGCTTAAACTCTGGGCCAAGTGCTGCTCGCTTTTCAATCGATGCAGAGACTTGGAAGAACTTAGATGCTGCACGATCCCATTGACCCTTGAAGGATGCAACGGCACGGACATCATCTGTTGGAAGCTTGAGTTGACCGATAGCCTTTGAGATGTCTGTTGAATCAACATATCCCTTAAGGATATTGGCAAGCCATACATCCTTTGACTGAGTTCCCTTTGGGTTAAATCCCGGGGTTCTCTTACCATCAACTGCAACCATTGCTTTACCAGCAATGAAATCACGAAGTTCTTGACGGCCACCAGATAGGTTATCAACACCTTCTGTAACTACTTTGAAGTAGTTCTCCATAGCCTGACGAGCAATGTTCTCATTTGCATCAAGCATCAATGCACGGTTGAGTTCATCAACCTTAGCAATCTGTGTACGAAGCAAGATTCCTTGCTCTGTCTCAAACATAAAGTCAACAATGAACTTCTCATAATCACGAGATAGATCCATGCCCTGTGCTTGCTTCTTAGCAATGAAAGCTTCTGCCTCTTTGAACCAAGGCTTGAATGTTCCACCTGCACCCTTGACTCCACCATCGAGTCCACCTGCTACAAGTCGAGCCATTGCTGATTCACGGAACTGAAGGATTGCTCCGGCCCATGCCCGATTGAATCCTCGTTCTTCTGGTGTAATAAAACGCATACCGGTAGGCAGGATCTGTGAAAGACCACGAGTGCCTTGACCCATACCAACGCCGATTGAACGAGACATCATTACAGCAAACTTATCTGCATCAGCTAAGGCTGCTGACTTAAATCCAACAGCATCAAGTTCCTTGATTGCTTGGTCAAAGTTTGTGCCAAAGACTGTGTTATCAAAGCGAGACCAACGAGTAGCAAACTTAGCGATGGCATTACCCTCTGGGTTAGCCATCATCATTGCAGCAAACTGCAATGGGTGATTGAACAAGGTTGTAGATCCACCAAGGAATGAACGAACCTGCATATCACCGACATTTCGTAGGATGTATGAAACACGACCTACAAGAACTGTCTGCTTGAAGAATGAATCGAATAGATCAGTAGTTACTGTTCTAAGTTGCTGTGCATTCTGTGATCCGGAGAAAAGGTTTCTGGTCTTTCCTGTGAGCTGACGGATTGATTCGATGTCAGGCCACTTGATAAAATTTGCAAGTTGAGAGTCAATAAGTGGATCCAGTTGCGTGAACTTCTGGGTCTTTCCAGCGACCTTAAATTCTCGTGTGCCGATGTCCTTGCCAGCAACTTGTGCCAAGAACTTTCGGTTAGCATCTGCTTCCTTCTTAAATACTCGAGCCGCATCATTGAGCATACGGATTTGTTCTTCTGTTAGGTTAGGAGCCTTCTCCTTAACCAAAGACTTAAGCGTGTCAATGAATACATTAAAGCGTTCAGTCGAGGTTGTAGCCGCCATCATTGCCTTAACGGATGTCTTCTGTAATTCAGGAGATGCCTTAAGGAATGGCAAAGTGTCATTCATTTCCTTGACCAATGTATCTACATCGTCTAGGTGAATAAGATTTTTAGTAGGTGCAAACCGTGTGAACGGTGCAGTTACTTTGTTAGTTTTAAGGAATGCTCTTGCTTCATTTTCTGCATTAAGCAGGAAGTTGGCAAATCCTTCATGGTGTAACTTCAATGAGTTAGGTGCATAGAAACTTGACTGGAATTGGATTGCACGAGATTGAACTGCAAGTCCAACTCTTGTTCCACGAGATAGTTCTAATCCAACTTCACCGGCAAGTAAACCCATAACTTCCTTCTCGGAAGTAGCAGCAGCCAAACGCTTGGCTAGGTCAACTGTGATGTTGCCATTCATTGCTCGCCATAGATCATCGTATTGCTCTGGCCCATAGTGGACAGCAATAAACTTTGCAGCGTTCTGACCCATTGGGCCAAAGAATGCTTTAGCAGCTTGTTGGTAATCAAGGATCTGCTTACCGCCTACGGTCATAAGACCGAACTCTGCTTCCATTGCTAGTTGCTTACGACCTCTAGCTTCTTCAAGGAGAATACGAGCCTCTTCATCAGACTTGACTCGATCTTGAACATACTTAAGATTGTTCTTCCAAGCCTCTTCAGCTTTAGCAAGTTCCTTTTGGACACCTTTTGTAACCTTGCCCATTTCGGCAAGTTCTTTATTTACATTGGCAAGTTGTTCCATGACTGTAAGGCGAGGTGCTGCTGCACCTTCGACCAGCCCTGTAACCTGCTGGGTAATTGCACCCTTAGTTGTAAGTGCTTGAACACCAAGATCATTGATGTCAGGTGAGTTAATAGCATCAGCCTTGAAGCGACCAAAATCAGAAATCTTTGCATCAAATGGATCTACTGTCCGTGGGAAGTAAGCGTATCCGCCACCACCCATACCACGAGTAGCACCAACATTTTCAAAGCCTTGGATACCGGCTCTTTCGTATGCTGCAAATAGTTGTTCTGTTAGTCCAGCTTTCTTTGCTGAATCAATAAGATCTGCGTGAGTTGCACCCGGTGTATCGATTACATCGAGAACCCTTTGTAGTCTTCCTTCTTGAATACCAGCAGCAGTTCCAATGTCAATAAGGTTGGAACCAATCTCGTTAGATACACGAGTTGCTTGTGGTGAATCTCCAGCTTTGATAAGACCTGTCCACTTGATAAGGCGTGGCTTCTGCTTTGCTGCTACACGAACTACGGCATCTACGCCATTGCGGATACCTTGAGTTGCTGCACGATCACCCTTCTTAAGGGCTGCTTCTTCAAGTGTATGAACAAGTCCGGGAGCCAACTGTTCTTGCTGAACAAGTGTATCTCCTGCACGAACTACTTCATCAAAACCTTTAGCATCAAGAATGCTTTGAACTTCTGCTGCACGACCAGCAGTATTGAGTTCAATACGATGAGCCATAAGGTCTTCAGCTTTACGAGCCTGTCCGACTAATTGACCCTTTGTATCTGTTGCAGTCTTAAGACCTGCAATTAAAGTGTCACGCTGTTGACGGAGTTGTCCGTATTCTGCATCTAATAAATCTGCTTCAGACTTTGCTTTGTAATAAGTCTGGTATGTGTTATCTACTTTTTCGGCGATAGTGTTGAGATCATCTTGGTGTTTGATGATGTCTGCTTCAAGCATATTGATGTCGCCTGATGCTGCTCGTGCTTCTGCACGAACCTTTGTAACATCACCCATGACATCTTCAACATCACGAGCCACAGCCTTGATCGGTGCTGCCTTCGCTTCTGCTGCACGAGCTGCGGCCTTTGGCCCAACACGAAGTGTTACGCCAACCTTTCCAGCTTCTTTACCGATCTTAAGTAAACCTACACCGGGAACATAAGTAAGTGGGTCTGCTGCAAGATTAAGAACGAATCCTGAAATGGCTTGAAATGTACGAGCTGCTTTAGTCTCTGGATTATCGAATAGTGCTTGTGTAAGTCCACTTGAATAAGTCCAAGGAACTCCACCCTTCATCGTAGGGCCAGCAGCAATCTTTGCATTAAGTAATGCTTTACCTACCGCAGAGTTTTGATCTGCACCAAGAAAACCAGTACCTACATCAATCTTGCCTGTTTTGAAAAGGTTGATAAGAGCTTGTCCTGTTTGAGTCTCATCAAGAACATTCATGCCACCCTTGCCAGATACACCGTTACGAACGGTGGCTTCTAGCATTTCAAATGGTGTAGATAAAAGCATGAAAGCAGTACGAGTAAGTGGTGCTAAGAAGTCAGCAGGTGAACCCTTCTTTGCAGAGTTCTGCTCTTTCAACTTAGCAGCAGCAGCAATGGCTGCATTACGCTGTGCATCAATCAATGCTGATCCATCAAGTGTGGTCATTGCATTTGCAGTATTGCCACCGATAGGGGCTCCTGATTTAGTAAGACCCATGACGGTGCCGACAGATGCAGCAGGGTAGGCTTTAGCCATAGCAGCTAACTGCTTGGCGAAATCAGGACTTAAATACTTAGATTGCTGAGCCTGTATGTATGTATCGTAAGCGGCTGTTCCCTCTTGAGGAATTGAACCTAGCGATGCACCGAGACTACCAGCACTAAATGTGCCTCCGGTTTTTCCTGCCATTAACGCTTCTCATAATCTAATCTTTGACCTAATCGAACCAAGTCTGGATCTGGATATAGGGCAATAAGTTGGCGGATTATTGTGGCAGTTTCATCTGGGGCTGATGGTGGAATAGGTAATACTTCATTACCGGGGCCAGCACCAAAACCTGCACCGTATGTAATCTCTTGATCTACATTGGGATTAGGTGTAGAAAAGTTACGCTGTGGCATAGCAGGTGCTGAGATCATAGGGCCCATTCCCCCACCCATTGCACCTGTTTCAGTTGCTGCTAATGGAACTCCGGGAGCTGTCTGTATTTGTGTGAGTTCTTGATTGTCACCGTATGCTCCACCGGTAATGGATTGTGCTGCCTGCCTACCAATGTATGGGCCTTCAGCCATCTTTAGCCTCCATTTTTTCAATGTCTTTGGTCATCTTCTCCCACATATACTGTTTCTTTGCTTCGTTAACAGAATGTGAATGGATAACTTTTGTTATCAATGAGAAGAAATCTGCGAATGAATAACTTATTTTATATAGTAAATCTGCTATTGCGTAAACAAAATCTATCTTCTTTGCAGGGCGAGCCAATACAAACATATCATCGAGTTCATCGAAGTTATCTTCTGACATTGACTCGCCCTCCTAAGAATTATTACTTAGCTTTCTTTCCTGATGCTGATGCTGGCTTTCCTACATCGCCAAGCTTCTGCATTGCAGACTTACCCTTTGGTGTACCTTTTGCCATGGTAGGGCCCTTAACTAATGCTGGGGCTACTGCACCTTTTTTTGTTCCGAACATATTGCACCTCCAGATGCGTTTTAAGCTGCCCCAGTTAGGGAAGCTAAAAGATCAGCCATCGGTGGGGTTCCACCTTGTGCTAGATCAGTTCTACGAGAAAACTGGCCGGGGCCAGATACCATTTGGGAACCGGCAGCCGGGGCCGCTCCCGGAACCCCCATAGGGGGTTGCGAAGCACCGGGGGCCATCGCAGTCGCTGCCGGTTGTTCTACTGGAGCAAACGCTTTTGCAACGATTGACTCCAATGCTTGACCTTTTGCTCGACCTTCAATGATGTCGGCGAGCCTCTTAACAGCTTCTGTTGGATCCCCACCCTGAGTAGCAAGCATTGGGATTGCGTTTGCGTATTGTGCTACTGCGGTTCTTAATGAGTCACGAAGTTCTTCGATGTCAATTCGTTGCTCTTCTTGTGTGACATTGATTGAGAATGGAAGATTGCGGCGGAGGAAGTCACGAGAAATCAACTTATCTCCACGAAGTTGCAATCCAAAGATTGCGGCACGGTTAGGATCTAGTCCTGCCATGAGGCCATACTGGACATCTACTGTGTAATCACCGTTGATGTCTTTTGATGGTGTGTATTTTAATTCGTATGGTGTTCCGTCATCAGATCCACGAATCATCTTCTGGGTTGAACCAAAGACTTGCTCATCTACACAGAATGCAATACCGATAAGGTTTACAAAGAAGCGAGCAAAGACTGCCTGTGCTGCTTTAATCTGTGAATCAAAGCCACCCATAAGGGCTTGAACGCCACGACCTGTGACAATAGATGCATCGATCTGACCTGTTCGGCCTTCTGGATAGCGAGAACCCATACGGAGTTCACGCTCAAGTGCCTGTGATTCAGCAAAGACTCCGTTAGGAAGTTCGATTGGAACTCTACGGATTCTCTCTGGTGTGTTAGATCGAAGCAAAGCATCTGGGCCAAGGGTAAATTCTTGGACATCTGGTGGGATAGCAATAGGTGCATTGACTGACTTCTTTGCTGCTTCAAGCTGAAGGAGTGCAAATCGAGCTTTAGCCATCTGAACTGGTAGGACATCATCGAACTGACCACGAGTTTGACCATCAACTGTTGGTCGTTCTGCTACATCTACAAGGATTTTACCTAAAAGATTAGGGGTATTAGATAGAACTAAGTTATCTAACTCCGGTAAAAAGATTAAATCTTGATACTTATCATGGTAGCGAACCATGGAAATCGTAGACTTCATACGATACTTGCTGTTAATCTGAGCCTTATACTCTGGATACTGGGCAGATAGTGACTCTGAATCAGACATAATGATCTGAGCCATTGAGGTTACTGAGCCAAAGCGATCCTTTTCAAAGTAAAGACCAAAAGGATTAAGCATACGAATGCGTGGATTGTTAGTGTCAAAGTCAATCTCAACCATCGCTGCTGCATAGCCATAGGTGTAATACCAGTCTGCTGCCTGATACATCTGAAGTTGTAGATCAGACTTATTGGCATAGTGGTTGGCAATGCGTGTACGAATTTCAGCCTTTTTACGAGCTGCATCGGAGGTCATATTGGATGAGGCACAGTTAATTGCTGGAAGAGGGGCAGTTACCTCGGCAAGGTCACGAGCTGCAATGTCAATCATGTTAGCAATGAGTGGCTTCGGATACTCATCAGAGAACTGACCAAAGAAGACATCTTGCATACGACCTTGACGGACAGCAAGAACATCTGACATACGGCGGTCACGATCTATGTTGCGTGATTTAAGGCGTTCAACCTTAGCTGCAACTTCTTGAACTGAAAGCATTTTTCTCCTTATGCCAAACGGCGATCTGCGGCCCACTCATCAAGGTTGATGACCTGTCGCTTTTCGGCATCTGCTCGGGTGAGGAATTCATTATGTACAAACTTTCCGCCATACTCACCAAACTGGCAGATCTCTCTTGCTCTAATCTCACAGAACCAGAGGGCCATAACAAGGTCTGTCTTGTTCTTAGTCTCTGGCGACCATGTTACTAACTGGTCAATAAGTAGTCGGATGCCTTCGTGTCGATCTGAAGGTAAGTGCATCAAGTTATCTCGATGGTGCTTACCATTGGATTCAACGCTTCCAAACAAGGAAGCCATTGCAGCGACACCAAATCCAACATCCCACTTATTTCTAGAAGTAGTGTGTTCCCGAAGAAGCACACCACGACTTGCTAACCATTGCCGTAAATTCTCATCCTGTGTCAGATAACCCTGAAAGGCGTTTCGTTCAACCATCCATTCGGATGGTTTGTACTTTTCCGTAAATGTAGTGATGAGATCACGGATGGCTTGCGGTGACGGTTTTGTAATCGTGGCGGCATCGAGAATGTATCTCTTCTTCCGTCTGCGATCTACAGCCATAACGACTGCCGCCGTATCACCAACGATTGCTGGGTCAAGCCCGGCAATGATGGTGAGACCTTCTACTGTCTCGGGGTGTCCGGGATTGCCCGGAATAATTGGCCCGATCATTCTCATTCTGTCGATAGAACCTTTAACGCAAGTCATGTTGAAGGTTGAGTCCTCATCAACATCTGCTTGCTGGTAAACCATCGACCAAGTCTTTGGGTCTAATGCACTTCTACGCATGGATAGATACTTGCCATCCCAGCGTGGGTATAGACCGTTTTCGTCTGCCTCTTCATCGCTGCCCTGCCAAGGGCGGTCTGATTTAGGCCAGAGAGTTTTCCAATCCTTTTGATCCTCAGCAAACTCTAGAACTGCTGGCATAGCCAGATATGTCCACGGTGATTTACCTGTTGGGTATCGTTCACCGTTACGGAGTTCTCTATAGAGATCAATGGAATCTACTAGAGTTCCAAGAACTAAAAGCTTGCCGGTAGGCCCGAGACGAGTTAGGACTTCCTGTTGAATCCATCGAATCTGTTTTTCGTATTCGTGGGAGTTCGACATAGTCACACAGTCGTCTAGGATTATCAGGTCGGCTCTCGCACCGTACACCTGTCCTCCGATACCGATTGCTTGAATCGTAGGATCCTTCTGGTCTGAGTCACGCAGTTCATCTCCGAGGTAGACTTGCGTAGCTTGCCATGTGGCTGACTTAGACTTAAAACCTGAGCCAGCAGCGTAAGCAAGTTGTAGCTTCTGCCATGATGGGTGAGTCAAACGCTGTTTAATAGCGTAGATAAATTCTGTTGCCTTCTGCTGTGACTTCGAGACAATCATGATACGGACATTGGGATCCATACAGATCCGGTAGACCGGATAGTCAATCGAGGTAGTCATCGACTTGGCGTGTTCAGGGGGCACATTCACCAGCACATACTGGGGGCGGCCTTGCTCAAATTGCATAGAGCTATGCATCCACTCAGGTTCATTACCTTCAAGAAGGTTGATGATATTCATCTGATGTGGGAAGGTGTCGGCTTCTAGGTACTCCTTGCGGAAAGTACGGAAATCCATAGCCAGAGATTCCTCTGACTGGATGCGACCCTTTTTAGATCTAGCGGCACGAATCGTGTCAACTGTCTCTTTGAACTCTTTGTCCGTGGAACGGTAGTAATCCCAAAGCTTTGCTGACCTGCCGACCTGCCTCATGGCATCTTCGACTGTGCAGCCTTCAGTAATCAATCGGATTACTTTTGCTTTGATCTTAGCGGTCTCTTCTTGCTTACTCATATCTCTCCTCGCCAGCTTCGCTGGCGTGGTCGCCAAAGATTTTTCATTGGGTTTAGCGGTTCTGAAAAAGAACAGACTACTGGGCATTTACTAGGGGCTTTTAGATCGCCTTCGCTCGCTAGGGCTCGCTCCGGCTCCCTAAGAGCCGGGTAGTCGTCTAATTACTTTAGCAAGTAATTATCCTCCTACTATATATAAGCCGGGATAAATGGGTTTTATCCCACACTTTGGTGTGTGATTTGCATCACATAGTATCCATTGTGCATAAAAGCCCTGTTCAGAGCCTATTTTACAGCTCGAGATCCTATCAAAAATTTTTTTCTGGGTACATATACATGGGGCCCCACGGCACATAAAGCACTTGGGTCAATTTTGCCTGCCTGCGTGTCTGACCCCCCTAAGCCGATAACTAACATTATGTAAACCTACTTTTACGGCGTGTCTTGGAGACTCGAGGCAGGGCAGACCGCCCCCGACTATGGCTCTTTTACTGTTCGCCTTGTAAGTAATCGCCTAAGACCTATGGCATTACTCGGCAGGGCTTGGCAGGTAATCGAGGGGGCAAGGCTTGGGGAATCGGCAGGGAATCGGGCAGACCTTGGCAGACCTCGAGGCCTTGGGGTCTTGGGTCTTGGCCTTGGGTCTTGATTCTCTGGTATCTCTGAAAGCCCTATAAATGACTCACTTTCGAGAGGGATAAATACCGGCAACACGATCTCGGGAATGCTTGTAATCCTCGAGCTTCTCCCTGATACTTAGGGAGTGGGGGAATCTCTCCTCTACTCATTACCTACAGAATGAGGCACTTACTATGAAAGACATCAAGACCGATTTACCTACTCACCTCGAGGCTAAGAATGCACTCGATTCTCTTCTCGATTCATTCCAAGATTCAAGAATGCTAGAAGAGAATGCAATCAAGACCGCCACTCTTGGAATCGCCGAGAGTGTGCAGATTCGAGACTATGCTCTCGGGGCTATTGGAATCACTTTAGATTCTGAAGATTCACTCGCATTCATTACGGCG